CTTCGCGGAGATTGATGGCAACGGTATTGTGCAGCGCGTTATCGTTGTTGATAACAAAGACTGTTCTGATGCCAATGGCGTAGAGAAAGAATATATCGGCGCGGCCTTTTGTGAGCGGCTGTTCGGCGGTGCATGGAAGCAGACCAGCTACAACGGCAACTTCCGCAAGCACTACGCTGGTATCGGCTACAAGTACGACGCTGGCCTTGATGCATTCATCCCGCCTCAGCCTTATGCGAGCTGGACATTGGACGCTGATGCCAACTGGCAGCCGCCTGTTGCGATGCCGACCGACGGCGGCATGTATAGCTGGAACGAATCGACGCAAGCGTGGAATGTTATCGCCATGACTTCGGAACAGATCGGCGGCTTATCGCCATAGTACAAATACCAATAGATTCTATTGGTTATAAATTGGAGTGAAAAATGGAAAGCGGTTTCTGGACAACCCTGGGGGCGGCTGTTGCAGGCATTGGTGCTGGTGCTTATGGGATGTACCGCAAGGTACTGGCAGACCTGCGTCACGACAAGGTTGCGACGCTGCACGACGAGGCCATTGAGCATCTGATTACGAACTTGCGTGAGGAGGTCGAGCGCCTGTCGCAGCGCCTGGCTGCGGTCGAGGAGCAGAACCGCAAGTGCGAGGAGCGCAACGACCAGCTGCACCAAGAGATCATGGAACTGAAGCAGAAGCTGCATGTGACCTGATGTGATCGATCCCATAACGATTGCCGCGGCATATAAGACAGCGACATCGTGCATTGAACTCGCAAAAAAAGGGATCGCCCTTTACAAAGAAATCAAGCAGACGGGCGGCGAGGTCGGCGGGATTCTGAAGGATCTGAAGGAACAGTTCCATAAGATCACCAACCCAACACCGGAGCAGAAGAAGCAGTACAACGAGGAAGTCAAGCGGGTGCAGGAGGTAGCCAAAGCCGCGCCTGCTGATGTGCTGAACAGCGTCTGGGACAACCTGGGTCAGTTCGTTGACCAGTACGACATCATGGTCAAGGCGTACATCGCCAGCGAGGTGAACGCCAAGGAGGTCTACCGAGGCGAGATGTCGCTGGCTAGGCGTGCGCTTGAGCGGCTGAAGGTCAGACACCAGCTGGACTCTATGCTGGCTGAGGTGCGCGAACAGATGGTCTACAACGCGCCGCCAGAGCTGGGCGACCTGTGGACTCGGTTTGAAAAGATGTGGCAGCAGATCGTACAGGAGCAGAACGCGGCACTGGCTGAGGAAATGAGAAAGGCGCAGGTAGCGAGATGGCAACGGGAAAGGACACTCGCGGATCTCCGAGCAAAGGCGGTATGGATTGGAGCAGTGGTGTTCGTCCTGGCGTGGTTCAGCGGCCTCCTGATCCTGCTCCGAATGAGCAGCACATACCGTGGACTCTACTCGTCACCGTGGTGGTCATGTGTCTTGTGCTAGTCATCGCGCTGCCTGTCATGGGCATTATGTACATGGACATGAACAACGCCACCAATGCTGCGCTGAATGAGATCCGCAAGATGAAGGAACTGCGGTTGAAGATTTTGAAGGAGCGACTGGATGCTGACCGAACAACAACTCAAGGAGATGATCCCGCGCAATAAGTATGTGTCCTACTGGCACAAGGCGCTGGAACAACTGCTGCCCGACTACGACATCAACACGCCTAAGCGCATTGCGGCCTTTGTCGCCCAGTGCGCCCATGAGTCTGCTGAGTTCACAGTCATCCAAGAAAACCTGAACTACAAGGCCAGCGCCCTGCGTCGGCTGTTCCCCAAATATTTTCCCACCGATGAGCTCGCAGAACAGTACGCATCAAAACCAAACAAGCAGCAGGCCATTGCAAACCGTATCTACGCTAATCGCATGGGCAATGGTGACGAGTCTAGCGGTCATGGTTTCGCGTTTCGTGGCCGAGGTCTTATCCAGCTGACCGGCAAAACAAATGTAACTAACTTTGCTGACAGCATCAGTATCACACCAGAAGAAGCTATCGAATACCTGGAGACATTCGAGGGCGCAGCGCAGTCGGCCTGCTGGTTTTGGGAAACCAACAAGCTGAATCAGTGGGCTGATGCAGGCGACATCCTGACGCTGACCAAGCGCATCAACGGCGGCACGATTGGATTGAACGATCGCATCAAGCATTACAACCATGCGCTGCATGTCATGGGAGGCCACTGATGCGCTACTTCATCCTTCTGCTGGCCCTGCTGGGTTGCGAGGATCGCTTTCGCTATCCCTGCATGGACAAGGCCAACTGGGCAAAGCGTGAATGCCAGCGACCTGACTGTGCCATCACCGGCACTTGCCCCGACCAACTGCTCAAACAGGAGGACATGAAAGATGAAAAACCTAGCCCCTGAGCAGATGGACTCGCTGCTCAAGCTGATCATCGGCACGACGTTCTGCTTTGTCGTGCTAACGATGACCTGCCTGTCTATGTACAGCGTGGTGTTTGTGACTCAGCCGATGGTCGGGATGGCACCGGCTGACAAGCAGTTCTTTCTGCTGCTGTCGGACATGAGCAAATACATCCTCGGCGCACTCGGCACGCTGCTGGCCATCAAGGGCAAGGACGGCGTGGCCAAGCTGATCGACCCGCCGCCAGGTGTGTCGAAGGCCAGCGACTGGAATGACACGCCGCCTGCCGCACCGAAAAGTGTTGCGCCGATACAACGGACTGAGCCGACCATTGACCCGATGTCGGCACCGCCTGTGGCGACTGGCTTCGGCGGTAAGCCAGCCCCTCCCCCTGCCCCTCAACCGGAGATCCACTGATGAAGAAACTGATTGCCCTGCTGTGCCTGCTGCCTGCCCTTGCCTTCGCTGGCGGCGAAAAGAAAGAAGTCTGCAAGGAAGATCCCAAGACCAAGAAGCAGGTCTGCAAGGTCATCACCGTGCATAAGAAACTGGAAGGCACCAAGGTGCCACCGAAATGAGCCCTCTACACATGGCCGCTGGCTGCGTACTGGTGGCTGCCATTGCTGGCAGTGCCGGGTACTGGCGCGGCCATAACGCTGGCGAGGCCAAGGTGCAGGCAGCATGGGATCGTGAGCGTGCGCAGCTGGCAGAGGAGCACGCCAAAGCGATGGCCGCTGCGCGTGAGAAAGAGCAGGCGCTGCAGGCCAATGCAGACCAGCTGAGACAGGAGATGAGCAATGAACTTAAAGCTATCAATCAGCGTTCTGCCAGTGCTATTGACAGCCTGCGCAAGCGCGCCGACCGCCCCCCCGAGGGCAGTGCCTTGCCCGGTGCCACCGGCCCTGGACAAGGTGGATGTACCCCAAGAGAGCTTTACCGACAGGACGCTGAAGTGGCTGTCAGGCTCGCCAGAGAAGCCGACGAACTCACAGCCGCCCTCAAACAATGTTACGCCCAATACGAAACCCTAAGATCAAAGTGATCCTTCAGCCGTGATCGGCGCGACTTTGCCCCGGCTTAGGCCGGGGTTTTTTTCTCCGCTTCCTTTTCCTCCTCGGTCAGCTGCGCACCCAACGCCCTGATGCGTCGCCCGTACATCGAGATCAGTGCCGTCTTTTTGGTGAGTTCAACCCGCTGCAGGTTCTCCTCGTTCAGCTGGCGCAACTCCTTCAGGATGGTCATGCGCTCGCGCACCGGGCGCTTGCCTGCCCTGGCGGTCTTGTCAAACAGATCCTCCAGCGCAGCTGCCCAGTCATCCAAGCTGGCGAACACTGCGTGCGGCTCGGCCTTGCCAGGCACCATGATCGGCACGCCGTCTATCACATTGAGTTCTGCAGCAGGTTCTGCAGATTCTGCAGAATCGTTCTGCAAATCGGATTCGTCCAGGTCTGGCACATACTCGTCTACGGTCACTGCCTCGACCGGCTCAGGCTCCGGCAGGCTGGGCGGCGCGATCACATCCAGCGGGTTGGCTGGCATGGGCGTGACATCCTTGATCGGCCTGGGTTTGGCCTCGTCTGGATAGTCCTGCGCTTCCTCCGCGGTAATCAGCCCTTTGAGCACATCAGGAAAGGCATCGCGCAGGGCAAAGCCGCGAGCCCGCATCTGCAACATTCTTTTTGGGTACGCCTGCCAAGGGCCAGCCTTACCCCACAGCCCTGCCCGCCTTGCATCTTCAACACTGAAACGGACGATCACCGGGTTGCGCCCTTTGCGCCTGGCGATGCAGACGGCGACCGGGTTCGGTGTGCCTTCGCCCTCAATGCTTTCGTCAACGCCTTCGCAGACCGGGCTGGCCTGCACCAGCGCCATCGCTGCGTCACCGTACACGCTGGGCTTGCCGTTGATGACGGAGATATTCTGCAGCGCCTGCATGGGCTGCAAACCAATTTCATATCCCCATTGAACTGCGACCATGATGTCCTCCGGCTTGCCCTGGTACTGCTTCGGCACCATCGCAGACTTCGACAGCATCTGGCTGAACTCCATTGCCTCGCCCAGCGTGGCTGGTGCAAATCCCTGCCGGTTAGTTGTAGTCAGCTGCATCGGCTTCCTCCTGGGCGTATTGCTTGAGTGTTTCAAAAACGACTGCCATCAGTGCTTCAATCATTTCGCAGGCTTCGTCGTTCGACAGTTTTGGAATGTTTCCCATCAGCGCATTGACGGCGCGTGCGTGGGCAAGCTCGAGTGGGCGTAGGTCAAGTGTGTTCATGCGATTTCCTTAACGGCAAGAGTAGATTGGCGAATGGTGTATGCGGCCTTTGCAGGCACTGTCTTTGCGGGCTGCGCTTGGTAATTACGCATCGGCCAGCGGATCTCAAACCGGCCTGCAATGCCTTTGCTGGCGGTGCCAAGCAATGCTTTCAGATCCTTTTCTGCATCCGCGCAATCCTTTGCGGCCTTGGTAATTGTGGCTTTTGCTGTTGCAATTTTTTCGGCCAGTAATTCAGCCTCAGTGTCGAGCTGCACGACCTTATCTTCAGCTGCTGGCCATAACCGATCAGCGTCCTCGCTTGTTGCTGGCGGGTAGTAATCAATCGTGCTGTCAGCGCGAAACCGCTCCAGCTTGTCTTGGAACTCCAGCACCGCAGCCTTGATCGTTGCCAGCGTCTGGGCGTGCGGTTCAAACAGGAAGATGCGCAGCGCCGTGCCTTGGTACAGCACGCAGACTGCTCCCCACTTGGCAGACATGATGTCCATTTGTGCTTGCAGCTGGACGGGGCCGCGGTACAAAGCAGGTATTTCCTCAGGCGACACAGCTGTCAGCTTGGCTTCCAGCACGCCATGACCTGCAAGCTCAATCTGCTCGGCACCAATGACGTAGATGCCTGCATCCTCGTCAGTGCGGATGATCTGCCCGCGACCATCAGCGTAACCATCAAGGCTGCAGCACAGCGGCAGGGTCGGGTGGTAGAAAGCCGCATTGAACTCGGTGGCCAGCTCGGACAGCTGCAGGCGCTCGGCGGCTTCATTAAGAATCAGCGCCTCAAGGCGGTCGCCCCAGCGCATAGATTCATTGGACTTATCCTCGCGCTCGTTGCCTTTAATGGCGTTGATGCTGTATACGAGCTCGTCGTTCGGGGTGGCGTACCGAGACAGGCCTAGCAGGGCAGGCAATCGGGACGCAGACATGATGTCATCGGGGGTTTTCTTACCAGCCATTAGTTTTCCTCCGTGAGTTTGTAGACGCGCACAACGCGGGCGTGAGCCGCCTTGTGGGTGGCCTCGGTGTAACCAACCGGGGTAAATTTTTTTGATTTGAAAACAGCCCCAAGGACACTGGGGTGCATTTCTGAGGGCAAGCGCAGCTGTGCTCTTATGTCGTTGATGCACACCGTGCCTTGTTGGCGGGCGATCTCAACGGCTAGTGCTCGGCAGCGACACAGGAACTCTGTGTCTCTGTGCTCAAAAAGCGTCAGCTGGGCATCGCGCAGGGCGCGACCCAAAGTGGCGGCTTCCATGAAAACCCCCCGTCAGGTAAGGATTGCCAGGGCAACCACGGCCAAAAGACCGATGGAGCTGACGATCAGAACAGGGGTGTCTGGGTCATTGTGCAGCGCAAGAATCTTGTGTTTGCGCTTCCAATAACCGGAATACAAATTATGCGAAATACCCGCTATGTAGTTGTTGCGGTTTGAATAACCGCAATACACATATGCGCGGGAAAGACCGCATGTTTGCTTATGTTTATCCAAGCTTTTCTCCTTTTCCATGTGGTTGAACGGCGTTATAAAAATTCAAACGGGTATTTCCGTTTGAGCTACTACCTGTAGGGGTTGTTGGTGAGCTTTTTGTATTCTGCTTTGCCGACCTTTTTCTCGTTGCGCTGGTGCAGCTGGCGCTTGGCGGCCTCCATTGCGTACCTGGCCTCAAGCACCCGCCAGATGTCGGTGCGGTCATCTTCCCAGGCAATCTGCGTTAGGTCTTTAGAGAGCTCGCCGAAGATCTTGGCTGCCCATTTAATGTCATCAATGACCAAAATTGGCACATCCAAACGGCAGTTCAAACCACGGCCAACCCGGTTGAAATACTTGGCGACGGTTTTTCGATCCAGATCTTTCATGCCGTCCAGCGGCTTAACAGGTTGGTAAGTCATTGATTAATATCCTTATAATAAAAATACTGTTTTTATGCACAGTATATCACTCAGCAATATCTCGATCAGCAAACTGCTCGATCAGCCTGTTTTTTTCGGCTGCAACGCGTTGCTGGCGGCGCTTGGCTGCTTTCCTAAGCAGAACTACAGCAACAAATGGGCCGGTTAAGTACACGCCAAATGCCCACTCAAGGCCAATCAAATAAGCCAGGCCGAAATAGCTGGCAAAGAAAGCCAGCACCAGCAACGCTGGTATGAATTTGTCCATTACTTGATCCTTTTCAGCAGGTTGCTGACCTGGCTGGCACGCCAGTCAGTGTTGCCGCGGGGGGTTTCAACACCGCGAGCGGTCAGTGCTGCGGCGATCTCGCGCAGGGCGCCAGAACCGGTCTTGCGGATGATGTCTCGCACGACGGGGCCGACGCGCTCTGCATAAGCGTCAGCGTTGGCTTTCAGAACCTTCACGCCCTCGGCGCTGCCGATCTCAGGCGATGGGCTGCCAAGTTTTTTGCCCTGGCGCTTTAAGGCCTGCAGCGCAGCGCTGGTGCGCTCGCTGATGCGGCGTGCTTCATCTTCGGCAAACACCGCCACCATTTGCAAATAGACGCGATTAGCGTGCGGTGTGTCAGCGCAGACAAAGCGCACATTGCCGTTCAATAAAGTGCTGATGAACTGAACGTCACGCGCCAGGCGGTCAAGCTTGGCGACAACCAGCGTGGCTTTCTGTTTACGGGCGAGCTCGAGCGCTGCCTTGAGCATTGGACGGTTCTTGAGGCGCTTGCGGGTGCCGGACTCAATCTCGGTGAATTCACCAATGACAGACCAGCGGCCTCCATTGAGGTAATTGCGAACCAGCTCTTGCTGTGCTTCAAGGCCAAGGCCGGAGCGGCCCTGCTTGTCTGTTGATACGCGGTAGTAGGCGACAAATTTGCCAGTGTGCGGTGCCATGTTTCGACTCCTGTTTCTCGGTGGTCGCGGTTTGAAGTAACCGTTCCCGCAATGTATATCGCGGTGAAACACCTGTCAAGCATCCAAACGTATCTTTTGCGCACATTGCAGTTATGGCAAGCATTGGCATCGTTTGAATTTTGGTATACCGTCGCGCAATACTACCTTTTGGAGATTGGACATGCGTTCGGAATTCAAGCACTTCATGATGCGACTGCGCCCTGAAACACGCGCCCTGCTCGACCAGGCTGCGCGGGATCAGCGCCGCTCGAGGGCATCCATCGTTGACGAGCTCGTCCACCAGGCACTTAGGGAGCGTTACAGCACCACCGAAAGCCGCCTGGACAAGCTGCTGAGGTCTGCGTGAACGGCAGGGGCAAGCGCAACAAGGGGGCCGTGGGAGAGCGCGAGCTCGCCGCCCTGCTCTCTGAGCACTTGGGTTTTGTGGTCAAGCGCAACCTGGGACAAGCGCGGGACGGGGCAGACGATCTGACGGTCGCCCAGTTCCGCATTGAAGTGAAGCGTCAGGAACGATTACAGGTGGACAAATGGAGCGAACAGGTCGAGGGCTGCGCGTCACCCGGCGAAGTGCCGGTGCTGATGTACAGGCGCAATGGGCAGCCCTGGCGCGTGTGCCTGCGCCTCGAGCATTTCATTCCAATGATGCGCGACCAGCTCAAATGAACTGGGATCTCGTCGTCAGGCAGCTGGCAGGCGAGAAAGTGAAGCTCGCTGCCACCGAAGGCAGGCAGGTCATCCGCGTCGGCCTTGGCCACTACAACAAGGGACAGCAGGAGAAGTCTGAGGTGCGCGAGGCCATCGTGGAGATCCTGACGGACTTCGGTGCCATGACCACGGTGCAGCTGCACGAGGAGTTGGTCATGCAAGGCCATGCGGTGGGCTACGAGGCGATGTACGGGGTGCTGAAGAAGATGACCAGGCGAAACCTGCTGAAGATGGAGCGGCAGGCGCGAGCAGATAACAGCGGAAAGGGGATCAACCTGTGGCGAATCGTGGACAAATGAAGCTGCGGTCATGGGTACACAGCACCATCTTGACATCGGCATTGTCGGCCAAGTGGTGCAGCAGCTGCCAGCAGAGCAGATACCGGAAAGACGGTAAATACATCAAGTCATCAGATGGTTTGCGCCAGCGTTGGATGTGCAGCTGGTGCGTGGAAAGGAGAAGCAATGCAACCAAAGTTGAAGTTAGCACCTGAGCAAGTGAAGAAGCCCAAGGAAAAGGACACCACGCCATCAGTGTGGAACCCGAACTGGAAGTACAAGCCTGGCGGCACCGCAATGGATCTGGCTGAGAAGTTCAAGCGCATCCGCAAGCAGATGATCGAGGACGAGCAGGCCAAAAAGATGCGGAGGGTCAAATGATCGACAGCCCCCTCGCCTTTCCAAACGGTGCCTATGGCCACCCAGGCATGACCCTGCGCGATTACTTTGCCGCAGCTGCCCTGCAAGGCATCGTGGCCAAGTACGGCATGCAAGTGCCTGACTTTGACTATCCAGATGAGCCCGATTGCGACGCTGAGATGGCACGCTGGGCGTATTCGATTGCAGCCGAGATGCTGATAGCGAGGGGCGAATGACCAAGGTGCGCAAGTTCTGGCGCTGCTTCTGGCTGTGGAAGTGCAGCGGCCTCGGTGTCATGGCAGCCATGCGTGCTGCCCGCAGGTATCACAGGCGCTACCTTGGTCTGTGAGTATTGTCCAATCTGCAACCGCAGCCATTGGAAGCCGCAGACGGTGGATCTCAATGGCGTGCAGGTTTGCACGCACAGCGAGGCATGGCGGCATGAGTGCGAGGTCAGGTGGGCTCTGCGCCTGCCAGACAAAGCCAGGAAGCCCCGTATCAGCAAGCTGGATTACCTGAACGGGATCGAAAAAGAGCGCGGCACAGAAGCCCGTACAAAGCTGCGCAACGAGATGGTGAGGAGGTACAAAAAATGAAAGGAGTCACCAATGGGCAACTACATCATGATCGCGGGAGTGGTAGCGATGCTGTGCGGGATTCTGGTGATGATGGCGGGCTTTGCAGCGTTCCTGGCGCTGGTCATAGACATCTGGGAGTGAGGTTTTGCACCAGCTGTCAGGCCGACAGGGACATAGCAGGCGGCGAGTATCGGCGGCTCAGGAGCACGGCCAGGTGGGTTTGTCAGTGCTGCGTTGAGCGCAAGACGGTGAGCATTTACAAGTCGCGGGGGACAGCATGATTACATTGACCAGAGAGGAAGCGCAGGAGGTTCTGGAAGCCTTTGAAGGCGTATTTGAGGGCGATGACAAGGGCGCGGAGTTTTGGACGGTATACGGCGGCACCTTCGAGGCTGTTTATTGCATGAACGCAATGCGCCTGCTTCGCGCCAAGCTGGCCGCATGGACACCTGACGACACGGCGTACAGGCCGGGAGGATTGCCGCAGCCTGAACGCCAGTGGCAGGGACTGACAGAGCAGGAGCACGCCAATATTGCTGTTGAGGCTGGTTGCGCGTCAGCTGACTGGGTGTTTTATGGCGCGGCAGTAGAACGGGCGCTGAAGGAAAAAAACAGGTGAGCGCCCTACCCTCAAACGTCGTGGACTTTAAGCTACCCAAAAAGCCCAAGGTCAGGGAGAAAGAGGAGCAGCCGTTTCAGAAAAAGTACGCGGTGATCCCTGCTCGAGCAATCCACGACCCTGCCATCACGCACGGGATGCTCAAGGTTTTGCTGGCTCTGTGCAGTTACACCAACCGGGCTGGCATCACCTGGGTCAGCCAGAAGCGGCTCGCTCAGGATTTCAAGGTCAGTCGGCAGTCGATCACCAGGCAGCTGACAAAGCTCAGAGACTTGGGGTACGTCACCATTGCCAGCAAGGGATTCAGGGGCGAGCGGTCAAACACCTTGCAGGTCATTTTCGACCCCAGCGTCACAGCCGAGGATGCCGTGGCCATCACCAGCAGCATTGAGGATACAAGGTCGCCAACCATGAAACAGAACGATGCCAAGCTGGCAGCAGACGGACTGCCAGACCTGAGCCCAGAACAGATCCGCGCCAACAAGATCAGACTGGCTGAAATGTTGTCAGGACTGAACATGAACGGGAACATCAAGCACTCTCAACCAAGACCAATAGGGGAAATCATGGGCAACAAAAAGACAGTCCATAGGCAACACCAAGAGGTAGCCAATGAACAGCCTCCCATAGGCAACCAAAAAGGCTCTCATAGGCAACCTCATAGGCAACGTCAAGAGGTTGCCCAGAAGATCGAAGTAGAAGGTAATAGAAGGTTATTTATAAAAATAATTGAAAGAGAATTAAAAGTAACTTTAAACAATGAACTGACAATGAAATTAATTGACAGTGGTATAACTGACAATGAGTTATGCGCAACCTGTCAGACGCTGCTGTCAAAACAGCAAGCGGAGGGTCTGGGCATCCCGCAGGGCGAGGAGCTGCTGCTGGCACTGCTGACCATATCTGCAGACCAGCTGTGAAATGGCGATGCCGTTTCCGCGGGTTCTAAGGTACCTACAAGGCGAGATCATGGGTCGGGTAATAGGCAGACATGGGTGGACAGGAAAAACGGCTTACAGAGCGTTTAAAGCGGTCTGTCCAAAAACCATACGTCCGTCGGGTATCTGGACAGGCAGGGGGGTCAAGGGGTGTCTGGTCGGAGCTCGGCCTGGCGCGGGCTGGTTGGACAAACGGTCGCGGTGGCTGGCGGCTGGCAGTCAGTTGCCGAAAGGGCACCTTTCCCCCCTCCCCCTCGCCTGTGCGTTGCGGGGGCCACACCAAAATTTTTCTGACTATTTGCCCCGATGGGGTTTTTGACTGGAGGTAGCAAGATGGCATTTGAGCATCGGCCTGGGCAGGGCAGTTTGTTTGCAAACAAGAAAAAGCGTGAGGGCAAGAAAGATCCTGACCTGGATGGTCGGATCATGTTGCCTGATGGTCAGCTGCATTGGTTCAAAGCGTGGCGTAAGGAGGATGCGACTGGTCAGGCTTTCTACAGCTGCCAGATTGGTGATGCCTGCTCGATTCAGGTGTCTGCGCATAACCAGGCCAAGGCCAATGGGTACCAGCCGCAGAATGACTCTGACATTCCCTTCTGATGGCACGCCCTAAGCAAACCAATGTGATCCCGCCTCTGACTAACTGGGGCGGGGTCAGGAGTGTGCAGAGAAGGCTGGAGCGCTCTGCCACGATCCTTGAGAACCGTGAGGCGGTGGCTTATGCGTTGCTGTGCATGGCCAATACGAAGATCACGGACATCATGACCTGGGACGAGTACGGCAATGTGAAGGTTAAACCTGCCAGCCAAATCCCTGAACATGCGCTGCAGGCGATCAAGAACATCCGGGTCAAGACGGACAAGGATGGCAACTCTACGCTTGAGGTCGAGCTGTACGACAAGGTGGGTGTGCTGCGTCTGCTTGCCAAGGCTTCTGGGTTGCTGGACAACCCGGACGATGGTTCTGACAAACCGTCTGTGATTGATGTGAACGTGGTGGCACCACCAAGGGGAGAGCAATGACAAAAGATGACATTATCCGCATGGCGCGCAAAGCCGGTCTAATCAACGATTGCGACGGCGTTTATTTTCGCGACCAAGACTCGTTTGAACGCTTCGCCGCCCTAGTCGCAGCAGCAGAGCGCGAGGAATGCGCGAAATGTGTTGAAACACGGGCAAGGCATTGGGATCAGCGTGAAGTTCCGTTGCACGGATTTGCGCGTGAACTTGATGTTGCTGCCGAAGCTATCCGCGCAAGATCACAATGAGTCTCTGGAGGAAACGTGGCAAGAACGAAAGAACAATCGGACAAAGCGATCTCAAGCTCCGGCCTGAACCTGGACTTCTCCCAGAGCCCGGTGATCTACGACTTCATCCAGAGCAATGCGTTCGTCCAAGGCATCATGGGGCCGGTCGGGTCGGGCAAGTCATACGGCTGCGCCAGCAAGATCTTCCTGAAGGCCATCAAGCAGAAGCCTTCCCCCATCGACAACGTGAGGTATACCCGCTTTGCAGTGGTCAGGAACAGCTACCCGATGCTGAAAACCACCACGATCAAAACCTGGCTGGATCTGTTCCCAGAGTCCACGTTCGGCCCGATGCTGTGGACTCCACCGATCACACACCACATCCGACTGCCAGCAAGGGGTGATGCTGCTGGTATCGACTGCGAGGTCATCTTTCTGGCGTTAGACCAGCCCAAGGACGTTAGAAAGCTGCTCTCACTGGAATTGACCGGTGCATGGGTCAATGAAGCCCGCGAGCTCCCCAAGGCTGTCATCGACGGCCTGACACACCGCGTTGGTCGATACCCGACCAAGCGTGACGGTGGTGCTACCTGGCACGGCATCTGGATGGACACCAACCCGATGGACGATGACCACTGGTGGCACAACATGGCCGAGAAAGAGAAGATGACCGGCGCATACGCTTGGAAGTTCTGGAAGCAACCAGGCGGTGTGATCGATGTCGTGCCGGAGGAGTTGCCCGACAACCCCGAGGCCAATGACCATGTGTTCGCTGCAGGCAAGTGGTGGAAGGTCAACCCGCGTGCAGAGAACATCAACAACCTGCCGCCCGGTTACTACCAGCAGATGCTGCTTGGCAAGAACCTGGACTGGATCAAGTGCTATGCAGGCGGGCAGTACACCTATGTGCAGGAAGGTCGCCCGGTCTGGCCTGAGTACGAGGACGGCACGATGTCTGGCGACACCGAGGTTGATCCGACGGTGCCGATTCAGGTCGGGCTGGACTTTGGTTTAACCCCTGCTGCCACCATTGGCCAGCGCCTGCCGAACGGTCGCTGGGTCATCCACGACGAGATCGTAACCTTCGACATGGGTCTGGAGCGGTTTGGCCACCAGCTGCTGGGTGAACTCAATGCTGCCTATCCGAACCACCAGGTACTGGTCTGGGGCGACCCGGCAGGTATGGCTCGAGATGCGATCTATGAGGTCACGGCGTTCGACTTTCTCAAGACCCTTGGCCTGCGTGCGCAGCCGACCGCCAGCAACGACTTCAAGGTGCGCCGGGAAGCCGCTGCAGCGCCCATGCAGAGGCTGATCCAAGGCAAACCGGGGCTGATCGTCAACCGCAAGTGCAAGCTGCTCAGGAAAGCCCTGGGCGGTGGATACCACTTCAAGCGGGTGGCCATCGGGGCTGGGCAGGAACGGTTCAGAGATGCGCCCAACAAGAACGAGCACTCCCATATCGGTGACTCGTTTGGCTACCTGATGCTGGGTGGCGGGGAGTACAACCGCATGACCAGGCAGCACCAGCTGGGCGGCAGACCACCGGCACAGGTACAGGCCGGGACTGACTTCGACATCTTTGCCTGATATATCGCGGCGCAATCACATTGATTGCCCAGTGTCCAACTTTCAATAGAATCCTTTGCATGAGCGACTTGATAAGCGCGGATGACGCAAAGCAGCTGATCTCAGGCTTTGCCACAAAGTCTGTGCGCGATCAGGTCATGAACATTCAGGCGTGGATGGTAGAGCAGCCGCAGGTCGATGTGCCGATTGAACACTGGTTTGCGCATGGCTTGTATGTGCGGCAGATGAGGATGCCAGCAGGTCAGGCGTTTGTGGGGAAGATCCACAAGTCTGAGCACATCGTCATCATCGCGCAGGGCTGCATCACGCTGCTAACCGATGAAGGCGTGGTAAAGCTGCAGGCTCCAGCGACGTTTGTGTCCAAGCCTGGTGCCAAGCGCGTGGGCTTTGTGCATGAGGACTTGGTGATGCTGAACGTGCATCACTCGTTTGAGACTGACATGGAAAAGCTGGAACAGGAGCTGATCGCTCCTGACTTTGCAGAGCTTGATTCCTATTTGGAACTGTTGAAATTGAAGGAGAAATAAATGGTCTGGATCGCAACGGCAATTATTGCTTCGACCGCTTACAACGCCTATGAGGGGCGCAAAGCTCGCAAGGAAGCACAACGCCAACAAGATCGAGCACTGCAGCAGCAGAAGGCTGACGCTGAAGCCATGCGCACTGAGGTAGCCCGTCAGACCGCTGAATACCAGAAGCAGAGCACATCGCTGCAACAGCAGTCGGATCTGGCGCGACAGCAGTTCGACGCGCAGCAGCTGCAGTACAAAGAGAACAAGCTGGCAATGGAAAACAAAGCCAGAGAAGTGCAGGCAGCGGCAGACGAGGAACGTCGCAAGGCTGCACAGCAAGAAGCATCTGCGCTGCGTGCCCGCACCCGCGGTGGTCGCAGGTCGCTGCTGTCACAGGAGCGCATGACACCTGAGCTCGGCGTTGAGGCCACAACCCTCGGCTCCGGCATGAGGATGCAGTAATGGCGACCGCATATCAGAAGCGGATGATGCTGCGCAAGCAGTCTGACCTGACTCGCATTGCAGAACAGTACAAGAAAAACATTGAGGCGATGACTGGCCAATATCAGTCAGAGTTCGCCGCTTACCAAAAGCAGCGCGATGAACTCATGGCTCCGTATGAGGCTGCGGTCAAGCAATACAGAGAAGTGCAGATGCCTCAGTACGAATCTGCGGCAGCTGCATATAGGCAACGTCTTGAGAATTTTAATAACTCATTATCCGACTACGAAGCAAACCCAGAACAAAGACAAGCTGTCTTTCAAATAGTTGGTGGATCTCCAGCCGCATGGCAGGTAAAAAATTTGAGCACCGGCAAAGTTGGACAAATGCCATCAAGCGCAATAGATGATTTGAGATCTCAAGGATATGAGCAGGATGGGAGCACCTTTTATAAAGTAACAACAAGAGCGGTTCCAAAGTTTAATGAAAAAGCTCCTGTGGCCCCAGCTGCTCCAACGGCTCCGCAACTTCCTGAATTCGATCAAGAAAAGTTTGAGCAACAAAGAGCGCAGCTGCAAACAAGCTATCAGCGCGAAGTCGGCGAGCGCAAAGGTGCGCGACTGGCAGCTGTATCGCGCAGAACATCAAGACCTTTATTGAAAGATGCATGATGGACAAGGTTCGCAAAGTGATGGGCGAATACAAAGAGGGCAAGCTGAAGTCGAGCTCTGGTCAAAAGGTGACGAGCCGCGACCAGGCGATTGCCATTGCCTTGTCTGAGCAGGAGCGTGCCAAGCGCAAGCGTGGATTGATGAAGGAACAGTCATGAAAGAAGTCTGGGACAAGCCAAGACCCAAGGATTTGGGCAAGCCTGAGAAGCTATCAAGCGCAGAGAAACGCAATGCCATGCGTCGTGCGCAGAAGGCTGGCAGACCCTATCCCAACCTGATCGACAATATGGCCGCGGCAAGGGGCAACAAATGAAAATCGAAATCAGCATCGAAAAGAACGGCAAAGACAAAGACGAGGAAATGGAACCAGAAATGATGGACGAGCAGAAAATCGCCATCGGCAAGAAGCTGCAGAAGAACATCGCTTTGACGCGCATGGAGCGCAAGCTGCTTTCTGGTTATCTACTGAAGGATGAGGAAGATTAAGATGGAATACAAGACACCGCTGGGCGGCAAGCGTCTGAAGGTCGAGGAGATCATCAAGCGCCAGGCTGCAGCGCAAACCAAGAAGGACGAGTTTCAGCAGCTGTACCAGGATGCCTATGAGTTCGCCCTGCCCCAGCGCCAGCTGTATGGTGTCTGGGAAGGTGGCGCGACTGGCAGCAAGAAGATGCAGCGGGTGTTTGATTCGACTGCCATCAACTCGACCCAGCGGTTTGCCAACCGTCTGCAATCCGTGGTGTTCCCTCCGCAGCGCAAGTGGTCGCGGCTTGAGGCTGGCCCGACCATCCCGTTTGAAAAGAAAACCATGCTGCAGCAGATCTTGGACTCCTACGGGGACAAGATGTTTGATGTGCTGAAGCAGTCCAACTTCGACATTGCCATCGGTGAGTTCCTGCTGGATCTGGCTGTCGGCACTGCCTGCATGATGGTGCAGCCGGGTGACGATGTGTCGCCCATCAACTTTGTGCCGGTGCCGCTGTTCCTGGTCAGCTACGAGGAAGGCGCGAACGGTCAGGTCGATAACGTCTACCGCCGCATGAGGATCAAGGGCGAGAGCATTGAGCGCCAGTGGCCTGATGCCAAGATGTCGCCCAACTTAAAGCGCAAGGTTGCAGACAAGCCTGCTGATGACATCGAGTTCCTTGAGGCCACCATCTATGACGCTGGTCGCGGCGACTACTGTTACCACGTTATCTGGAAGGAAGGCAAAGAGGAGATCGTCTACCGCCGCCGCAAATCGTCGCCCTGGGTGATCTCGCGGTACATGAAGGTCGCAGGCGAAATCTACGGTCGCGGCCCGCTGATGACCGCCCTGCCCGACATCAAGACGCTGAACAAAACCATTGAACTCCTGCTGAAGAACGCCAGCATCGCGGTTGCCGGTGTCTACACCGCGGCAGACGATGGTGTGCTGAACCCGAACACCGTCAAGATCATCCCTGGCGCGATCATCCCGGTTGCCCGCAACGGTGGCCCGCAAGGCCCAGCTCTGCAAGCCCTGCCCCGCTCCGGTGACTTTAATGTGTCGCAGCTAGTCATCAACGACCTGCGCAGCAATATCAAGCGCATCCTGCTGGACGAATCGCTGCCGCCAGAGAACATGTCGGCACGGTCGGCAACCGAGATTGTCGAACGCATGAAGGAGCTCTCGCAAAACCTTGGTTCTGCCTTTGGTCGCCTAATTAACGAAACCATGATTCCGCTAGTGGCCAAGATCCTTGAGGTCATGGACGAGCGTGGCCTGATCCAGCTGCCCCTGCGCGTCAACGGCCTTGAGGTCAAGGTGGTGCCGGTTGCACCTTTGGCGATGGCGCAGAACATGGAGGAAGTCAACGCGATCATCCAGTACCAGCAGCTGATGCAGTCCGGCGCTTTTGGCTCAGATGGCCAGCTGGCACTCAAGAACGAGGTCGCGGTCGATTATGTGGGCGACAAGCTGGGTGTCCCGGCAATGGTGCGCAATACCGCCGAGGAACGCGCTGTCATCAAGGAAGAAGCCCAGCAGCAGCAGGCAATGGCTGCGATGGCGCAAGCTCAAGTGATGCAACAGCAGCAAGCTGCCCTACCCGCACCTGAAGGAGCAATGTGATGGATTTCGGAAACAGACCAGACGGCACAAAGAAAGGCGCAGGATATTTTGGTGTCATCAAGCGCCCAGACGGCAACGTAATGAGCGAGGTCAGTATTGGTGTCAGCCTGGAGGGAAAAGAAACTTTGCTGCCGCTGATCGTGCCAACGCTAAACAAGCAGGAGATGGACTACTTGATGCGAAACGATCCAAAGTCCAAAACCTTCATGAGCAAGTTGCCGTCAACAATTATCGACAAAGCAGTCGATCACGCGGTCATGCGGATGAAGGAAGGCAAGTCGCCGTTTGCAGATCCGAACGAACCTGTTGCGAAGTTGCCGCGATGAGCTGGGAAGAACTAGAGCAACTTGAGGAGTCGCCGGACATCCGTGCTGCTACCCAGCAGCGCGATGACCTGGCAAAGCTCTGCCTGCGCGTACTCGGCACCGAGGATGGTCTGGCGCTGCTGAAGTGGCTGCAGGACATGTATGTGGACGTACCTGTCGCCGTGCCGGGTACGGACTCCTCGCACGCTTACTTTGCCGAGGGGCAGAGAAACGTCGTGCGGGATTTAATGGCGCGGATCAACCAAGCAAGGAACCTATGACTACAGACACCGCCGTCGAGCCCAGTGCTGGCACTGGCCTACTCGACAACGTGAACCTGCAAGACGATACCAACACCGAAAGCAAGGATGCGGTCGCCATCGACCACAAGAATCCTGACAACCCGGCAGCACCGGCATCCGATACCGGCGCACCCAAAACCAAACCGGAATATCTGCCTGACAACTTCTGGGATGCCGACAAGGGCGAGGCCAATCTTGAGGCCATGTCCAAAAGCTGGGCAGACCTGCGCAAGCAGATTAGCCAGGGCAAGCACAAGGCACCGACAGACGGCAACTACGATGTGAGCTCGTTTGGCGACAACGCTGCCGACAACCCAATGGCGCAGACGCTGGTCGGCTGGGCAAAGGAAGCCGGGATCTCGCAAGCGCAGTTCGATGATCTGTCCCGCCAGCTGCAGGAAAAGGCCAAGGAACTGGTCGGTGGCGAGACTGTGGACGCTGCCGCAGAGATGCAGAAACTCGGCCCAAACGGCGGCGCACTTGTCAACGGCATGGCCGACTGGGCTCGCGGTCTGATCGCCAAAGGAACCTGGGGGCAGGAGGACTGGGACGAGTTCAAGATCATGGCTGGCACGGCTCGCGGCATCACGATGCTTGCCAAGCTGCGCGAAACCTACGAGGGCAGGATGCCCATTGAAACTGCTCCGCTGGAAGGCGCTCCGACCAAGGAGGAGCTCTATCAGATGGTGGGCGATCCCAAATACAAGACCGACGCGGCGTACCGCCAGAAAGTGGAAAAGCTGTTCGCCCAGGTGGTCAAGGACTGATCTCTCGCACGCGGCCTGCCATTGCCGCGTCTTTGCCCCGCCACCTCCCCCGGCGGGGCTTTTTTTGTTCATTTGCCAATCGGACTGGTTGCAAATAGTTCACGCGACAATACAATCAGCCGCAAGGCATACCGGGCGACCGGCCCTGACCTGTGGCGAGACACCACCGACTGGCCTCCGTAAGTGGCAAGCAAGGCCCGGACATCCGGCTCACCGACGCGCAAAACCCTGACTACTTAACCGAACGAGGTCAACATGGCTATCTCTCTGAGCAATGCCTTTGTGACGCTGTTCGATGCTGAAGTCAAACAGGCTTACCAGGGCAAGGCAATGCTGGTGGGCGCTGTGCGTCAGCGTCGTGGTGTCGAAGGCTCCCAAGTAAAATTCCCGAAAGTCGGTCGCGGCGTGGCAACTGCCCGCGTAACGCAAACCGATGTCACCCCGATGAACGTCGGCTTCTCGACCGTGACCTGCACGCTGTCGGACTGGAACGCCGCCGAATATTCGGACATCTTCTCGCAGGCAAAGGTCAACTTTGACGAGCGCTCTGAGCTCGCCCAAGTGGTCGGCGCTGCGATTGGCCGTCGCCAGGATCAGCTGATTCTGGACGCTCTGTCTGCTGCTTCCGGCACCGGCACCGTGGCGAACTCTATTGGTGGTGCAAACACCAACATGAACGTCGCCAAGCTGCGCGAAGCTGCGAAGATCCTGAACACCAAGAACGTGCCTGCTGATGGCCGTCACATCATCATCCACGCCAACTCGTTGGCTGCGATGCTTGAGCAGACTTCCGTCACCAGCTCGGACTTCAACACCGTTAAGGCGCTGGTTCAAGGCGAGATCAACTCGTTCCTGGGCTTCACGTTCCATGTGCTGGGCGACCGCTCCGAAGGTGGCCTGCCAATCGACGGCTCGTCCGACCGTACCCTGTACGCATTCCACAAGGATGCTATCGGCTACGCAGAAGGCATTGCGCCCAAGACTGAGATCAACTACATCCCCGAAAAGACCAGCTGGCTGGTCAATGCGCTGTTCTCGGCGGGTTCGGTTGCCATCGATGCCGAGGGTATCGTCAAGATCACTGCCCGCGACACCGCGGCTGCAGCTTAATAGGGAGGGCTGAATCATGGCTTTTGATGCAGCTGGCTTTACCGCCTACTCCGCGTCCAAGCGCGGCAATGCCCCGTCGATGTATGGCTACAAAACCGCAGATGCAATCGCGGATGTCAACACTTCGGGCTACTTCAACTCGCTGGCAAGCACCCTCGAGGTGGGCGACGTAATCCATTGCGTGACTTCGACCGGCTCGACCGCCGTCGTCACCTTGGTCTACGTTGTGTCCAACGCTTCGGGCGTGGTTGATGTGACTGACGGCACCACTCTGTCGGCTACCGACGGCGATTAAACCGCAGTCAACCGTAGTACCGGGGGCTGGACTCTGAAATACGGGCCAGCCCCTTCTCACATTAAGAGGTTGCAATGGCAGCAGGCGACACTGGCGTTTCGATCTGTGCAGATGCCCTGATCCTATTGGGCGCAGAGCCCATTTCGTCTTTCAATGACGGCACCGACGAGTCCAATGCCTGCGACCGTCTGTACCCTGACACGCGGGATTCCACCTTGGTGATGTACCCGTGGTCGTTCAACACCAAAAAGATTCAGCTTGCCCGCCTGCTGACTGCGCCGACATCGGTCTGGCGCTATGCGTACCAGCTGCCGGGTGATCGCCTCGCAGGCCCGCGTGCCGTGTATGACAGCGCCAGCCCCGGCGCTCCGGTGCAGAAAGACTGGGAGATCCAAGGCGACCAGCTGCTGACAAATCTTGAATACGTTTTTATCGATTACCAGTACAGCATCGGCGAGTTCGCCTGGCCGCAGTATTTCGTCCAGCTGATGAAGTACATGATGGCCTGGCATCTGGCAGAGCCGATCACTGAGCAGCAGGACAAGTCACTGCGCTGGGAGCGCAAGGCTGTGGGCGACCCGTCTGAGAACGGTCGCGGCGGCTATCTGCGCACGGCAATGCAGATCGACGCGCAGGGTCAGCCAACCCGCGCCATTGAGGACTTTACGCTTCTGGCAGTGAGGAACTGATGCCGCGCTTTGTTGACTTCACAACGAACTTCAGCACCGGGGAGCTTGACCCGCTGCTGCGAGCTCGCGTGGATCTGCAGGCGTACAGCAACGCGCTATCCAAGGCAACCAACGTGCTGATCCAGCCGCAAGGCGGTCTGCGCCGTCGGCCAGGTCTAAAGCACATCCTTGAACTGCCGAACACCAGCACCGCGTCTGCAGGCAACGGCGTGCGCCTGGTGCCGTTCCAGTTCTCAGTCGATGACTCGTACATGCTTTGCTTCACGCACAACCGCATGTATGTAATCAAGAACGGAGCGGTTGTCAGCAACATCAACAGCACCGGCAATAACTACCTGACAACCAGCATCGGCAGCAGCATTGTCGATGACATGTGCTGGACACAGAGTGCCGACACGCTGATTATCGTTCACCCGGATATGCAACCGGTCAAGCTGGTACGCGGCGCGTCTGACTCAAGCTGGACGGCGACAAGCATCACGTTCGACAGCATTCCAAAGTATGCCTTTACGTTGACTATTACCACGCCAACATCGGGGCATTTAACGCCCAGCGCGGTGTCTGGCAACGTCGAGCTGACATCGCAGAGCGCGGCATTTACTGCCGCCAGCGTCAATCAGTACATCAATGCCAGCCCGCAGGGGCGCGCCAGGATTGTCGAGTACATCAGCACGACCAAGGTCAAGGCCATTACCGAATACCCATTCTTTGACACCAGCAACATCGCCCAGGGCAACTGGGAGATCGAGTCTGGCTATGAGGATGTGTGGAGCTCTGGCAAGGGCTGGCCGCGCAGCGTGACCTTCCATGAAGGCAGGCTGTACTTTGGCGGCAGCAAGTCCCGCCCATCGACCATCTGGGGCAGCAAGATCGGCCTGTTCTTTGACTTTGTGCCGTCTGAGTCGCTGGACGATGATGCGGTCGAGGCGACGCTGGACACCAACGAGCTCAACGTCATTACCGACATTGTGAGCTCGCGTGACTTCCAGGTGTTTACCACTGGCGGTGAGTTCTATGTGCCGCAGCAGGGAACTGATCCAGTCACCCCCCTGACCTTCACGTTCAAGAACGTCAGCCGCAATGGCATCAAGCCTGGCACGCGGGTGCAGCTTGTCGAATCTGGCTCGGTCTACATCCAGCGTCAGGGCAAGTCGCTCAACGAGTTTGTCTTTACGGACACGCAGCAGACGTACATCACGCAGCGGATCTCGCTGCTGTCTGGTCATCTACTGAAAGGCCCGCAGCGCATCGCCCTGCGCCGCGCCTCAAGCACGGACGAGTCTGACCTGTTGCTGATGACCAACACCAACGACGGCAGCATGGCGGTCTTTTCGATCATGCGCAGCCAGCAGATCACCGCTCCGTCGGAGTTCACCACGGACGGCGAGTTCATCGATGTCGGCGTGGATGTGACGGCGATCTACGCTGTGACCAAGCGCGTGTTCAACAGCACAACCCGGTATTTCATTGAGCAGTTCAAAGACGATCTGTATACCGACTGCGCGTTTACTGGCGGCTCTGCTGGCGGTGTGGGCTCCGGCCTGCCGCACATTGGCAAGTCGCTCAACGTCATCACGGACGGCGTGCCGCAGTCCAACGAGACTGTCAGCGCGGGCGGCGCGGTGACGTTCGACCGTGAGAGCACGACCAGCTATGAGGTCGGACTGCCGATTACGGTGTACGTCAAGACGATGCCTGTCGAGATCAAGCTGCAAACCGGTAGCCGGGTGTCATTCAAAAAGCGGATTGTGGAGATCAGCGCGGTGCTCAAAGACACGCAGCACATGCTGATGAACGCCCAGCCGGTAATTACGCGGGCGCTGGACAACCCGTTGCTTGACTTGGCTGTGCCGACGTTCACCGGCATCAAGCGGGTCAACGGCGTGCTGGGCTACCGCAACGAGCAGGCCATTGAGGTGACGCAGAATCTGCCGCTGAAGATGAACCTGCTGGGATTGGATTACCGCGTGGCTGTTTATTCGGGAACGTAAAACATGGCAGACAATTACTTAGCCGCAGCCAGTTTCCTGAACGCCTACGCTACCGGCCAGGCGCAGAAGGCTGCAGCAATCAATCAGGAAACGGGCTTTCTGCTGCAGGCCGCTGACTCTGTGGCGCTGGCTGACGTTCGCGCTCAGTTCTCTGAGCAATACGCCAACATCCAGGCTGGTCGGATGTTGAAGCGTGCGGAGATTGAAGCTCGCAACTATGAGATCGCAGGCAACACCCTACTGTCGAACATGCGCAAGACCAATGCCGCTATCCGTGCTCGAGCAGCTGCATCTGGTGTGGTGGTTGGCGAAGGATCGTTTCAGGCGGTGCAGCAACAGAACGTGCAGCAAACGATGTTTGACGTAGGCATCGCAGACCTGAATGCGCTGACTGCGCGGGTGCTTGGCTTTGAAGATGCGACGGCGATGATCCAATCGACTGAGCTGCAGAACACGCTGGATCGGTTCGCTGCCAAGCGCCAGGCTGGTCAGTATTCGCAGGCTGCATCTGCTGCTCGTCGGCAGGGTGGTCTGCTTGAGACTGCTGCGCTGGTGCAGGGTGGCATCGACGCTTACAAGGCGTATCGAACCGACATGCCTACCGGCAAAGCGCCGCCACCCGGCAGCAAGACAACCAATAGATTCGTTCCATAGGCGAAAACATGGAGATCAGACTCGACTCAGGAAACATCCAGCTGCGCCAGGTCAACGCTGCCCCGATGCAGCAGATTGGGGTGCGTAACGTGGATTACGTTGGCCCGCGTGCAGAAGCGCAGGCCAACCAGACGCTGGCTCAGGTCATCGACCGCATGGGTCAGTTTGCCAACACCGTGATCCGCGACATCCGCATCGATCAGGCGATGAAGTACGCGGCTCAAAACCCGATCACTCCTGAGCAAATTGAGGCAGCAAAGAACGGCGATACGTCGCAAGTAATTCCGCAAGGCAACTTCAGCTACTTCGACCAGGCTGTACGCAAAGCTCGCAGCTTTGAGTTTTCCAATGCCTTTGAGATGGAAGGCAGGCAGGAACTCGCGCAAATGCTGGCGCAGATTGAAGCGGGTCAGCCAATTACTGCTGAACAGATTAGCGCAAAAATTACGGCAATTACTGACGGTCATGCTGCTGTGCTGGCAAAGATCGACGGCGACGCAACGCTAAAGTATCGCGCCAGCATGGCGACCTATGGCAACTCGGTGCTTAATGAAGCGCTGCGCCAAGAAGTAAAAAAGAATAAAGAGCAAAAGATAATTAAGTTGCGCGAAGATTTTGATGCCCAGCGCAAAACTTATGAGTACCTTGTTATCAATAGTCCTGAAGATGCGGAAATGGTTGCAAGCATGTTCAAAAAGAACATTCTTGACCAAGCTGCACTTTTAGGCCCTGCGGTGTTTCAAGAATATTCAACAAACATTGACAAAGAAATCCGCGAGTCAAAGATCAATGCTGTCACAAAGGTGATTCTTGAAGATGACAATCTGATGGCTAACCCGCAGATCTACAAGATGGTGCAGAAAGGCAACGTCGGTATGCATGGCGCTGTGGTCGGCTCGCTGGATCAAGATGCCATCGCTAAGATCAACGCCAATATCTTTACTGCACAGAACCAACGCAAGGCAATGGAGACTGAGGCGCGTGCGGATCGCAAGCGGCAGGATATGGTGGAGATGACCAACCTGCTGACCCGCGCCCTGCCCTTGCCGGAAAACAGCAAAGAGCGCAAACAGCTAGCTGGTCAGATTGCTGAGATCGCCAACCGCAACCCAGATGCTGTGCCGATTGGCGTGTTGAAAGACTTGCTTGAGCCGCCAAAAACTGGGGACGGATCTGGCAATCAACAAATTGAGTTCAACCTGCGCACGATGATCAAAAGAAATCAGATAACGTCAGAAGAACAAATTTGGTCATACGTTGGCCCTGGTCGCTTGAGCGGCAAACAGGCAAACGAGCTGCTTCAATATTTGCAGCGCTCCGATAAAGGTGATTCTGACAAGCTAGATCAGGGATACAACCGACGCGCAGGCATTCCGGTCGAGAAGAACGGCATGGCCATCATCGACCCGAAGGGCGCTGAGTTCAAGCGCAAGCAGGAGCTCAAGGCGCAAGGCGCTGAGATCACTGCACGGTATCTGCGCGAAGGCAAGCCAGAACCGACCGCCCAGCAGATTCTGGACGAGATTGACGAGTCTATTTCCAAGCAGATGAAAAGCACTGCCGTTGAGGCTGCGCGTAAGTCGCTGGACGTTTATCGCAAGAAGGCTGGCTTGCCAGAAGGCACCACGATCAACCGCAGCAACCTGTCGGCGCTGGAGCAAAAAGGCAAGCTGAACGCCAACGAGTTGACGCAGGCCAAGCGTCTGCTGGATCAGATTGAGGGGCGCTGAAATGGCATACAGTCAAATTGAACAGAACTACCTGAACCTGCTGGCAGACTCCATGCTGCCACCGCCTGAGCCCGCCGCAGAGCCGTCGCTGGATGGTATGCAGCTGGCTGCTGGCCCGACGCAGACACGCACTGATGCGCCGCAGGGATATGGCTCCATTCGCGCCATTGAGCCGACGCGGGTCGAGAAGGCGCTGCAGGCTGCAGGTATGACGCTTGAGCAGGCCGGTCGCTTTCTGGATGGCTTGGGTCAGGTCGATGTGCCGTTGCTCGGCCCGATCAGCCTAGCCGACATTATGCCGTTTGTCGGTAGCGCCAAGCCTGGCACGCGCAGCGTGATGGGTGAGCCCGATTGGCAAGGCACGCCGAAGGTATTGCAGGCTCCTGCTGCAGGTCAGCCAATTGTGACCGGCAAGGGTCAAGCAATGCGGCTGTCCGAGGATGCCAAGCTGGCTGCAATGGATGTGGCATTTAATGCCAAGCCGGTGGCAGCTGGACTTAAAAGTGCAGGCAAGGCACTGGCACCGACCGCCGCGAACATGATGGAAAGCGGCCTGCGCAAAAGCGGCATGATCATGGATGTCGTACCTGGAGGCGCAGGAAAAGCAGGTTCGTCAAATATATCAAGCGGGCTTGTATTCCCACAAACAGAAATTGATACAAGACTAAGATTAAAGTTGCAGCGAAATGCGGCCATGCAACAAGGCAAGGCATTACCCGGATCTCCCAAAAATGATCGTGTAGTAATTCCAGCGCCAGAGGGTAGCAACCTTCCAGATTTTGCTATTGGAAAAATTACCGTCGATGATTGGAAAAATCGCGTCGAGTCTTTGCTTACACCAGAGCAGATTGATGAGTACTCACGTTGGTATTCAGAGATCAAAGATACGTTTATGAAGTACACAGATGGCGATGAGCAAAAGGCTGATCGCTACATGAACGCGTGGTTAGTAGCAAATCAAAATACAAGCGTTGACTCTGCAATGGCAAATGCTTTGCGTCAAGCAGAGCAATTTGCACGCGGCATCCCTGAGTCTGAAATGCAAGGTGGAGGTTTACCAACAGCAACAGAGGCCGCAAGACGAGCTTTGCAAAACGAACCAATTACAAGTGGCGTTGGAGCAAAGATTGCAGATTTTGTTGATAGCGCAGCAAACAAAGAGACAAGGTCTTTTTACGGTAATGATTCTCAAGCTGGCCAGCCGTTTGTTGTAGATATTCATACCGCTCGCGACACCGGTTTAGTTGATCCAATTCTTTTGAATCACCTTGAGAGACTTGGTTATAAAGTAGACAAAGATGCTGTTAAGGTCGATTTCCAAGCTGGCCCCACTGATACTCAATACGAAAATCGAGCAGACTTTGGGCGCATGTTGACCCAGAAGTTAAACGACATAGGATGGCAAGGCCGTAACGACTGGAAGCCCTATGAGATTCAGGCTATTGGTTGGATGGCCATGACTAGATTGACTGCAGACGCTGCCGACAACACAGTTACCGCGCTGGAGCGTAACTTCCGAAGAATCTCTATGGAGGTTGCCCCTGGCGAAGGATCTCCTTGGGCTCAAAAGTTTGGCGATAGATTTGCAGCTCTTCCAGTTGAGCGCCAGTATCAGGTCACACAAACCGTCACAGATCGCGCTGTTGATATGGCGAGGTCAATTACCGGTGTTGATCTTCGCGGTCTTGTGCATGGCACTGGCGGCTGGGAAAATTTCCAGAACCCAGCTGCGGTGGCGCAAACCTTGGCAACCAGGGAGGGCGCTGAGTACACCGCAAACGTACTTGGCTACCTACTGCAACAGACAGAAGTCTGGGTCAATTCCGTTAAAGGTATGACGAAGAACCCCAAAGCTATTGCCGTTGATATTTTGGAAGACGGATCGCAGAACATGGCGAATAACGATGGCTTGCGTCAAGTGTGGGATGCAGTTACTGCTGCCGACCCAACTGGAATGATTAAAGGCTACCAACCAATTCGCACTGTTGATGGAAGAGTTGGCATTCGGATAATCGTTGATCAAGGTGGTGCCAAGCGGATGACTGATATACAATCGGCGATAGAAGGCCCAATAGGCCAAGCGCTTAATTCGTTGCCGTTTAATACTAAAGCGCGAGGCTACGAAGCTGATCTGGTGAAAGCCAGAAACGATTGGAAGGAGAGCCCAAATGGGGAACTTTACTTGGGAAGGTTGGCAGACCTCGGCAGAGGACGCGCCCCAACCAACCTCAATTCTCTACGGCAAGAACTTGAAAACCTCTTCGAGCAAGAGCTCGCAGGAGGAGCAGCCGCATCCGCAAGTAGAGGAAAAGCAGGCGGCGCAAGTACCGGGGCAAAGCCCAGCAAAGTAACCGGGGCCAGTCGAGCTCCTGCGAAAGGAGCTCAGTGATGGCCTCACTCGATCAACGCATCGATCAAATCCTTCCCGCCGCTCCTGCGCCGGTCTTAGAGTCCGACGCGCCGCTAGAGCCGATGCCTGCCGAGCAGCAGCCTGAGCTTGGCCTGACCACGACTGACACCACTGAACCCGGCACGCCGAGCATGGACGGCGTGCAGCTCGCTGGCCTGTTCGACAAAGGTGTCGGCGCGGTCGTGCGTGGTGCGCTGAAGAAAGAAGGCAGGCAGGCAGGCCGTCAGTTTGTGCCGGAGGCTGGCCGCGTCGCGCCAGATGTTCTGCCACCAACCGGAAAGATCGGCAGCACAGTTATCGTGCCTGAAGGCAGTCAGACAATGACTGACCAGGTGCAGCAGGCTGTCAGCCGCCGCCAGAAGTTCAGCCCGCTGACCGGCAAGCCGCCCGAGGAAGCATTCAACCTGGCCAACTTTGCCGACCGCGATGCTGCTGGCGTGGTGGCCGGTGTGTCCGACGCGCTGGGTATCAAGACCAAGCGGGTGACGTTTGACCAGATCAAGGCCAAGGCAACTGACCAAGGTATTGACGAGCAGTTCCTGACGCGCCTGATCGGCACCGACGGCAAGATGATGGCCAACGCTGTCGACACCTACAAGGCACTGGAGGTTCTGGAAACCAGCTCAAAGGAGCTCGACCGGCTGTTCAAGCTGGTGGACGCAGGCCAGGCTACCGACGCGCAGAAGCTGCAGCTGCGCCAGCAGATCGCCCTGCACGGCCTGATCCAAAAGGGTGTCAAAGGCATCCAGACCGAGACTGCTCGCGCTCTGGCTGTGTTCCGCATCCCGCGTGACGGCAATGCCGATGTGATCCGCAAGGTGCTGGACGAGTACGGCGGCGAGAACTCGCTGACCGACATGGCGCGTTCGTACCTGTCGCTGGAGTCACGCGCCGCCAAGAACCAGCTGGTCGAGAAGTCCATGATGTCTGGCATCAAGGATGTCTGGATGACGACATGGATCAACGGCCTGCTGTCGTCCCCTGTGTCGCACGCCAAAAACGTGATTTCAGGTCTTGCCTTTGGCGTGTACCAAATGCCGGAGCGGTTTATCGCATCGCTGTATTCCAACGTGCTGCCCAAAGGCGTGCGCAGCTGGCGCTCGCTGGTGCCTGGATCTGCAGAGGAGAAGATCGCTTATGACGAGGCGCTGACTTATATCTCGTCTACGTTCCGCGGTATGGGCGAAGGTTTCCAGCTGGCTCGCAAGACATGGCAAGAAAAAATGCCGCAGCTGGATCTGGCCAGCAAGGTCGAGCTCCAGCGTATGCCGCAGGAGTCGATGGGTGAAACGCTGCAGCGCACGTTCAACGCAGATCCTGATAGCTTCTTTGCCAAGGGTCTGGATTTCTACGGTAAGGCAATCTCATTGCCTGGTCGTGCCCTGATGACCGAGGACGAGTTTTTCAAAGGCACGTTCTACCGTATGCACATGAACACGCTGATTGAGCGCCGGGCAAAAACGGTTTATCGGGAGGCGCTGGACGGCGGTGCAGACGAAGCGACCGCGCTGGCCAAGGCAGAGCTTGAGGCGCAAAGCCTGTTTAAGAACCCGCCAGCGGATCTGGACGAGGCGGCGATGGAGTTTGCCAAACGCGGCACGTTCACCGCTGACCTGCCCCCTGCCCTTGAGCAGCTGCAGCGAGTGTTCAACTGGGGGCCGCTGAAGGTCGTGGTGCCTTTCTTCAAGACCCCGGCCAACATCGGGCTGGAGGTTGTCGAGCGCACGCCGTTTGCCCCGCTCTCGTCCCGCTTCCGCGACGACATGGCAAAGGGTGGCATCCACCGGGACATGGCGCTGGCGAAGGTGTCGATGGGCTCTGCGATCCTTGGGTACCTAGCGCATGAGGCTGCAAGCGGATCAATCACCGGCAGCGGCCCGACCCGCAAGGAGCACCGCGAGGCGCTAATGCGCGATGGTTGGCAACCGTACAGCCTGAAGATTGGCGACACTTACTACAGCTACCAAGGCATGGAACCTGTCTCGGCGCTGATGGCCATTGCAGCTGACTATGCTGAGTACGGCATGTACCAGCCTGACCAGGGCAAGGTCGAGGAAGTATTCATGGGTGCGCTGTTCGGCATGTATGAGTACCTGAAGGAGCAGCCCTATCTGCAGGGTATTGGCGAAATCGCCAAGGCGCTTGGGCTGTCACGCGCCGGTCAAACGCCGGATGCCGTCAAAGCTGTCAACGATCTGACCAAGCAGTTCAGCGGCTTCGTTATTGGCGGCTCGCCCATTGGCGCGTACGGCTCCCTGGTCGGAGCAATTGAGCGCATGTACGACCCGACCGCCAAAGGCACTCGCGCCAGCCCTGACCTGCCGATGGGCGTGCGCGGTTTTGTCGAGGGCTTCAACAAATACCGCAGCCGCATCCCTGCGTACAACGATGACCTGCCAGACGAGCTCAACCTATGGGGCGACCCGAAGCAGCAGATTCCCAGCAAGAATCCCTGGGTGCGGTTCTCCAGCTGGGTCAATCCGACCCGCGTCAGCCCGCAGCAGTTCAGCGAAGTGGACGATGCGCTTGCCCGGCTGGGTGGCCCCGTCGGTATGCCCGACAAAAAGCTGAACGGCGTTGAATTGTCAGACCCGCAATACAACCGGCTGCTGACGATCTACGGCAAAGAGACTGATGCCAAGCAGGCAATTCTGGATACCGTCAGAGCGCCAGGCTTCGACATGTTGAATCTGGATGACCAGCAAAAGACGGTGCAGCGGGTGCATTCGGCCTACATGGAAGCAGCCAAGAAGCAGCTGATGTCTGAAGATCCTGAGCTGCAGGCCAAGCTGGCTGAGCTTGAGGAGCTTCGGAAAGCAAACGGACTCTATTACAAGGCGCGATGACTTTGTACAATTTTCATAAGAAGGGGTTGAACTATGGGCGTGCCAATTAACAACGTGACCCGCAGGGTGGTCTTTGCCGCAAGCGGCACAGGCCCGTACGCGTTCACCTTTGAGATCCTGGCGGCGACCGACATTGCCGTTTATCGGGACGATACCCTGTTGACGCTGACCACCGATTACACGGTGACGATCAACAGCAACGGCACCGGCTCTGTCACCCTGACTGCGAGCCCGACGGGTGCGACGCAGATCGCTGTCGTTGGCAACAGGACGATCCAGCGCACGACAGACTTTGTGACTGGCGGTGACTTCTTTGCCAACACGCTGAACGACGAGCTCGACCAGCAGACGATCTTCGCGCAGCAGAATGCCGAAGGTCTAGCACGCGCACTGCAGGCACCGCAGACCGACCCGACCACGATCAACATGACGCTGCCCAGAAAGGCAGATCGTGCTGGCAAGTACCTGGCATTCGATGAGGACGGCAACCCAGAGCCTGGCCCAACGTCTACCAACGTCGATGATGTTGCGGCCATTGCAGATGAGATCCAAACGGTTGCTGCCATCGACAGCCAAGTAACTACTGTCGCAGGTCAGTCTGCGCAGATCGCAACACTGGCACCAATCTCGTCAAGCATTACTACAGTTGCCAGCATATCTGCTAGTGTGGTTGCTGTTGGCGCATTAAGTTCTGCGCAGCTTACAGCCATTGCTGGCTCCACGGACGAGATGGCAATTCTTGCTCCGTTGTCTGACGAGATGGTTTCTCTGGCTGCTATCGATACAGAGATCACTCAGGTTGCTGCGCTAAGTACAGCACAGCTTGCGGCAGTTGCAGGACAAACTGCAAATATTGCAGCCCTTGGCCCTATCAGCGCAGACATTACTACTGTTGCTGCAAACATAGTTGATGTCCAGAATGCTGAAGAGAATGCAGATGCTGCGGCTGCCTCAGCTATCCTTGCAAATGATTGGGCAACCAAGACATCTGGCGCGGTGGCCGGTGGCGAATACTCTGCCAAGTACCATGCCCAAGCAGCAAGTTCAAGCGCTTCTTCTGCCAGCACAAGCGCAACAAACGCATCTAATAGTGCCACGGCTGCGGCTAACTCTGCCACATCTGCTGCTGCAAGCTACGACAGCTTCGACGATAGATACCTTGGCGCTAAGTCGTCAGCCCCGTCTGTAGACAATGACGGCAATGCTCTGCTGACTGGCGCTATCTACTGGAATACGACCGGAAACCAGCTTTATGTCTGGACTGGTTCTGCTTGGGATGCTGCTGCATTTACCACATCTGGTGGCGTAGCAAAGACTAGCGATACAGGCTCGGCAATCATACCGTCTGGCACGGATGCTCAAAGGGACGGCGCTCCTGCTGCCGGATACTTTAGATTTAACACGGATTCAGATTCATTTGAGGGTTACGACGGAACCGCATGGGGCGCTATTGGTGGCGGTGGTGGCGCTACAACGCTCACTGTTACAAACCGATCAGGCAGCGGCGTAAGTGTTCCGCTGACAAATGGCTTCCTTGCCGTTACCAATCGCTCTGGCTCAACCATCAATGTACCTGTTTCTTAAAGGATAGATCATGACTGCAAGATACCCCCTTGTCCTAAACGGGACTACGATTCAAGAACTGCAATCAGGTGACACGCTGACCGGCACTGGTGCTGGCGATGTATCAGGACCGGCCAGTTCGGTTGACTCCGAGATTGTCCTGTTTGATTCCACTACCGGCAAGCTTGTTAAGAGAGCAACGCTTAGCGGTCTAGTAAAAGCCACTTCTGGCGTAGCTAGTGCAGCGACTGCTGGCACTGACTATGTGGCACCGGGTGGTGCTTTGGGTACTCCGTCTAGCGGAACCCTAACAAACTGTACGGCAGATGGGACTAATTCTGTTGGTTATCGTAATGTTCCTCAGTCTGGATCGGATAAAACTACTTCTTATTCTCTAGC